AATAACAATATCTGCTGAATCAAGTAAGTCGATGAGACTTTGAATGAGATCACGATCATCTCCATGTCGGTTTTCTTCGTATAAAACTTTATCAGAACCTAGCCACTTAGCCGCATAAGACATTACATATGTCCTATCCTTAAGCATGTTAAGTCCTACGTTCTGTTTCCATAGACCCCATACATAAGCAATGTTAGGGGAAGTTTCAATATCAATAGTTAAGATTTTAGCCATTATAATCGTATTCCTTGATTAGTTCTAGGTAGTGGATAGCTTTGTTAATGTCATCTACACCATTCTTATCTTTGTGACGGCAAGTGTACTTGATTACATTACCTTGTAAGAAATCTAAGTTGTTCTTGACAGTGAACTCAATAGGTTGTATGGCAAACTTCTTATAGTGATTACCACTAACCTGCTTATCTAAAGCACCCCTAAGGTTACTAGTTGACTCTGCATAAAGTTTACCTAAAGGTGAAGGCTCTTCAATAAACTCTCTAAAACCATTACTACCTCTAATATCAGGTGCCTTACTATCAGTAAATTCCACTAAGAGATCATGGGATACGCTATCCCCAATAAGATCTTCAGTGACACTTACGGTATCAACATCTTCCACATCTTCCTCAATACGTTCTAGCTCATTAACATTAGGCATTAAGTGTGGCCCTCACTGCTGCTACACCATTCTCCTCAATCATACGGCCAGTCTCCTTAATACGTATCTTATCATCATTCTCAAAATGATTTACGTAATTAGTAGACTCAGCCTCTGAACCTGTATCTTTTAGAATGTTCATCATTACAACGAAACGATTCCAAGCTTGTAGAGCCTTGTTCTCTACATCATTAAACAAACTATAACCTTTGTAACTATTCATTATTCTTCTTCTCCAAGTCACGATAATACTTACGTTGTGCGTTTTCTTCATCAGTCACTTTCTTGTGACACGTACCACATAGCACTTGTAAATTATCTATTTCGCAGAACATACGTTCTATACAACTGTCCCAATTAACCCAGCCCGTCACAGGTACCACAGGTTCTATGTGGTCAACGTGAACATTATTTACTCTCTTTCGAGTCTCTGGGTCTTGTACAGTTTTAGGAACTTCTGCTCCGCATCCATTGCACTTATATATTCCTCGTGCAACACGAGCATTCTTTAAACACTCATTGATAGGTGCCCACTTCCTAGTGGCTTGACGCAAGGTAGATTTGATAAAACTCTTATACCTTGCCTCCGTCCACTGACCTGAGCACCTAGTCTTCTCTCCGCTGGGTCTTGCCAAGCTTCTCCTCCAATTGTCCACAATGGCGTATATACCACCGTAATGCGTTCTTGAGGTCAACTACATTCTGCATGTAATTAACCTCTTCTAATGTGGGTAGGTTCTTATACATTATTCCAACCTCTCACTTCATCTTCCTTACGTAGCATCCACAATAAGTTAGCTTGCTCTGTAAAGTATTCTCTGGCGTTCTCAGAGTACTTCTCCTTGTATAAGGCCATTACCCTTTCCTTACACTCATCTATGCTCTCAGCGTCATACAGAAGCTCGTAGGCAGCCTTAGGCCCCTTACCTTTAACACCGGGGATGTTATCCACAGTATCTCCTGTAATCATCTGTGAGTAGAAGAACTTAAGGCCAACACCTTCAACCTTCTTCTTAGCTTCGTTATAATCTAACCAACCAAGGTCATCAACCCATTGAAACTTAAACTCAGGTTGCTTACCACAGGCCCAACCATAATGGTTACCTTTAGTAATCCTTAAGTCCTTATCCCTAGAGCATATCACACTGTTGTCCAAGTCTTTCATTTGATCAATAGACATTAGATCATCAGCTTCAATGCCATTGGCAATACGCACATCATAGTTTTCAATCATGTAAAGAGTTATATTGTCAAAATGATGTGGCTTCTTGCCAGATCGAGTACCTTTATATGGTTTTGTAACAGCTATTTCCTCACGGAAGTTAGGCTTATAAACTACAGGCTCATCACCTAAAAAACGATTGCGTCGATTTACCTTGTTTATTAAACCTTCACTAGCTGTAAGATAGAGGACAGGAGGCTCATCTGCTAAGACAGCCTCACATATACCTTGGATTGATTCATTCAGTAGCTTCTCTACGAATTCAAATTCCCTTATCTTGAGTTCACCGTCTTCGACATACTCACCACAGAATCCAATCTCATAGCGAATCACATCAGCATCAATCCGTGGCACCATCTTGCTTAGGTTCCTCTCCGAAGTCTTCATCTTTAACTTTATTTAGGCGTTCTTGTTTAGCTTTAGTGCAAGCTTTAAGACGCTTACCATCAATAGTGAAACCACCCCGGTTTACATCAATGTGGTCACCCTTCATCCATGCACCAATGAAAAGACGCCTTAACATATAAGGGTCTTTCTCATCAACAGCTACGATAGAATCGCCAGCAACATAGATTACATCATTCTTTTTAACACCATGTTCAACATAAGTTGAATCTAGTACACGGCAGAACTGCCCAACTTCAATAGGTTTTACTGTCATTAACTCTCTTTCCAAAATTAGCAAAATGAATTTCACGGCCATGTTCCCACATAACCTTTAACCCCTCAGCGACTAGGGTTAAGTCGTTATCCTCAACAAGAACATACAAATCTAAACAATTCTGTGAGTACCTAGTTAGAGGATGACCTTTCCACATTACCAAGTTTCTTCTTCCTCTTGTTCTTCTTCAGGTTCTTCTTTCTTAGGAGCTTCACCACTAAGAGCAGCTTCTAAGTTACTACCAGCAAACTCTAGGTTTGCTTTAATCTTATCTTGTAGCCATTGTGGCAAGCTACCTAACACTTCTACATCAGGCTCCTCAAGCTCAAACACCTTGTGTGGATTAACCAACTCAGGACATTTAGCTGCTTCCTTAGGTCGCATAGTAGATACGTTAGTGATGTTGGTATAAACCTTACCCGCAAACTTACCAGTACCTTCCCTATTAGATACAGTCACCATACAAGGAGTGTTAACTAGCCCTAGGAAATCACCATCTAGATCATCATTAGGATCTAAAGCGTTATAACGTTTAGTAGACTTAGCCATATCACTATCTAGATTACGTAAAGGCATAGTCTCAGACAACCAACGTGGCTTATCCTCTTGCTCATTACCTTCTTCATCTAGACAGAATTCATCTACGAATTCGTACGTAATCATAATCTCATGTGCAGGTGGTTTCTCTTCACCTTGATATGGACGTTGTGGTTGTAAACCTAAGTCCAACACTTGCACTACACGACATGGGTATGTACCCGCTTCAATTGGTTCTTGTTGTGGGCCTTTATTACCACCACCCATAGGTACTTTCTTTGCGTTCAATGCCATTATTTAGATTCTCCATTTTTCTTCTTTGTTTTGTTATAAGGGCGCTTATAGTTCACGCCAGCATTTGCTTTATTACCCCAAGCATGGGATAGGAATATGTATTCAAATTCCTTTTGGTAAGGTCTAGTCACTAGTGTATCTCCGCATAATTAGATCCAAATTGTACATCACAATCTAAATCTCTATCTAATTTTAATTTACTATTTACTTTATAGACAGCATTCTTGATTACTTTAGTTGCCCTTTCACGTAAACCTATACGTAATAAGCCAATAATTTCATCATGCATCTGTCCGATTAATGGTAGCTTACTCTTACGAATCTCCTTAACCCATTCGTCAAAACAATAAACACCAGTCCCTTGATTAAGCGTAGAGAATCTATCCTTCTCGTAACGCAATGAATACCAGAACTTACTAACTGGATTGAATAACCATTTCTGACCATTCACAATCTTCACTCTACATGAATCAGCAATAGCCTGGATAGACCAATTACGTTTCCAATATGTAGTGTGCAATGTAGTACATTCATCTAATGGCATACCAGTATTACGTTCAAGCCCTTTTGGTGTAATACCATAGGTACAAGAGTAATTAACCTGCTTAGCGTTATGCCTAATTGAATGAATGCTTTTATCCCCTTGCTTGTAAGCTTCTGCTTGATCTTGTGTGATCATACGAGCTAACACACCAATATCAAGATGAGGGTCAAACCCCTCTGTATTCATTTCCCTTACATATTCTGGATCATGTTCCCACATATAGTGTTGTTTAGTGCGGTCTTCAAGACTGCTCATATCACTTCCCACAAGCTCGTAACCATCAGGAGAAGATAAGCAACCCCGTATATCAGGGCCATAAGGCTTATCAACACCGGGAAGGTTAACAACAACCTTGTGCTTAAACCTAAGAGTGTTTGTGAGTCCTTGTATTTGGGCTTGGACATACCCCTCCTCATCAACAGCCTCTAGGAAGCCTTTGAGGATTGATATTCTATGTGTTAACACAGAGAGTCCATCCAATAGTTCCAGAGCTGGTTCCTTGTTATATAATTTTTTGATGCTAGGACAGATACCCTGACCATGCTCTAAATTAATTTGAGGAATAGTTGTGAACTCATTAGTCTCTTTATCACGCTTATATTTAAACGTCTGTGGAATCCAACCTAACGAGGCTAACCAATTCTTAATTTGAACTGTACTGCCCGGATTAGGTTCTTTAAACCCGTCTACATACTCTACCTCACCATCATAATCTTCAGGTAGTCCTTCCTGTTTTAATAGGTCGAACCACTTCTTACCTGTAGCACTAACACTACCATCTTTCTTAAAAGGCTTAGCTGGTTTGGCTTTCACTTTTTTGATTGGTATCTTGGGCATTGCTGCCTCAAGTAAACCAACCTTTACTTCTTTCAAGTTGGATAATCTCTCATGAGCTTCTGTACATTTCTCTACATCAAGCTTCCACTTAAGACGTTCCTGATCTCTAGCACAATCCATTTTGAAGGTTAGATATTCGATTAACCTCCAAGCCTCTTCTTCACTGCCATATAACTTTAACAAATACTTCCAACACTTTTGCCAAAGCTTCCAATTTATCTTAACATCCTCTTCACAACGATGAATGTACTCTTCTACACTTAACCCTTCCCAATCTGTTACAACTGGCTTAGGAACGCCAAAGTATTCACCCCAAGATTCAAGACCATGTTGAGGCCTATCAGGGAATAAATACCAACTTAACGCTAGTGT